CCTATTGGCCGGGAAGGGAAGCGGCTGTTCCCGCTTGGTGAACCCCGTCTAAGCCCATGCCTTGCATCGGTCAATATGTTTTTTGCATGGCGGTGCATTTTGTTTGCAAGCCGCCGGTTTGCTTAGGTTTTCGTATGGCCTGCCCGGTTGTGGGCCGTGGTATGCGGGCTAGGCATAGCATGGGCAGGCCTATTGCCGGTGCATCCATCGCCGTTATGGGCGGCTCTGCTAGGTATAGACCGGGCAGGGCTGGCGGTCCCTCGCTTATCTGGCGGCGAATATAGATTAGAATGGATGAACGGAAAGGCCGTTAACCCGCCTCCTCGTATAGGGACCATAAATGGCGGGCCGGTGCATCCATCGCCGTTCCCCGGCCTGCCCGCCGCTCCCCCCGGCAAAAAACCAATACAGATTGCCCGGCGGTCCCTGCCCTGCCCGGTTTACATAGATACGCCCGCATACGCCCACGCGCGTTCCATATGTATTTGCATGATCCGTGCCAATTACCCCATTTCCCGTCTAAGCGCGTAAACAGCCCGGCCCGATACCCGTATGGCCCAGATAGGCTCGACACGCTCCATGGGCTTCCTAGGGCATTCTAGGGCATATGCAATAAATCGACATGGCTGCGAAAAAACCTATTGACCTACCCGCCGATGTTGCTAGGATGGGGACATCGAAACGGTAACGAGGAAGGAAACGAGATGGTCTGGCCCTAGCGATATTGACAAGCTGACATAGCTGGCCCCGGTTAGGCGAGGGGCGGGCACCGGACCGGCTGGCAGGGCCAAAGGGCACCCCGCTTGGCCCGATTTGGCCCCCCATACGGGGGAATTTGGCCTCACATCTTGTCTGAGGTGCCTCCTCGCGTAACCATATCAATTTTTGGCCGTAGCCGGTTTGGCCTGTAGCTCCTGCGCCCATACCCGCAACGCCTGCTTACCTGCGTTACAGCGGTCAATAGCACTGCCCCTCTCCAGATAAGCCTGCGCTAGGCTGGCGTTATCCGTTAGGGCTGGGTTGGGCTTAGGGCAATCCTGCGTATACTGCGCAGGAGGAACTTGGAATACCAGCTTAGTCTTCGTGCAGCCCATTAGCAATAGCATCAGGAATGCGCTGATTAGACCAATCAGGGCTGTTCGCAAGGACTTTAGTGATAACAACACGCTTTTGTGCCTCCTTAGCGTTAATAGCCTCTAATACTCTGGTGTAAGCCTCTGCGGCCAGTTTATTTGCCTCCCCCTCGGCGGTCAATTTGGCGACCTCCTCTGATTTGGCCTGCAACGCCCCTTGGAGCGCGACGATCTTTGACTGACCCACTGACACCCGCCACCCCAGAACCCCTGCTGACAGGGCCAGAATGGCGACGAGAACCAGCAACACGCGGGACATGCCGGACGAGAACCAACTGAATAGCATTATTTTGCTCCTTCGTAGGCGACCAGCAGGCGTTTTAGCTCGTAAGGCTTCCACGCAGCCGTGCTAGTGAATAACTTTGCTTCGTCTTTGCGCCTAGCAACCAGCCCAGCTAACTTGATAGGCTTGCGGCCACCGCTGGCGTAAACCCACTTACCAAACTCCTTGCTGGCAGCGGTATGCCGCTTCTGGTTTACTAGGCTATGCAGTGTGCTTTTGCAGTATGCCCCTCCACCCACATTGAACACGAACGAGATTAGAGCGTCTCGTTGGTTGCCTGTTAGCGGGGCGGAGGTGCAGTGATTGATCTGCTCGTTAGCGCGGGCCATGTCAGCGACAAGGAGCAAGTCGCACTCCTGTTGGGAGAAGGACATGCCCATACGGAGATTGTCGTCTGTGTGGCCGTAGCATACCGTGGGAATGCCGACAGCATCCAGATAGGTCTTATAGCGTTTGCCTTCGGCGCGCTGGATAGTGCCTACGCCAGCAGCCCCTACAATCAGGGAACTGCTGGCAAGCACCGATAACGCCGCCGAGATAATGGTGCGTCGTCGCATTAGACTTCCTCTCTAGGCGTAGCGGAGGGAGATAGAGACATCGCCCGCTGTTGCTGCCGTTACCGGGATTGCTACGTTGTCCGTAGTGGCTGCCCAAGCAATACCTAGGGCCATGTTGATCCCGACTGCACTGTCAAACACCGTGGTCTGCCCTGCCTGTAGCCCAATGCTGTGCAGAGGGGTGTCCGTCCCTAGCGTAGCCGCAGAGGCCTTGCTGTAGACATGGACATACCGAGTAGTAGCAGCGTGGTTGGTGACAGTGGCACCATAGAGCCGCCCTGCCGATGCCTTAACGCTGGCACCTGTAATGGCGGAACTACCCCGATAGCCAGTTAGACCGGCGATCGCGGAGCTATCAGCCGCTGACAGCACCCTACCAATAGTGGTGGAGCCAGAGGCCAGCGCCACCCCTGCGGAACTCATAGCAAGCTCAACGGGTAGCGGCGATACCTTGGACATCTGGCCAACACCCGCAATCACCGCATTGACATACGGAGTAGTGTCAATATTGATGAAGTTGACAGTAACCGTCGTGGCGGATGCCGGGGCTGTGCTGTAATTAGTCACCCGGATTTGGCAGATTAGCTTGGTATGCTCGTGCGGTAAGTTTCGCATGGACGAGGCGCGCTGGGTAAGTGCCCCAAGCGTGACAGACGCACCCGGCTTCTCCCCGAACACTGCCTCCATCCCATCCGGCGACAAATACGGAACATGCGATCCAGCGGTTGCAGTGGTGCTGATTGTTGCCGAGGTTGGACCGAATGCGTAGCCTCGCGCAGCATTCTGGAACTTAGCCGCAGTGGCTGATGTGCCATCGTAGATAACCGAGTAGTGGTTCCATCCCCAGATGTCCAGAGTGCCAGAGCCGCTTGCCGGGTAGCCCGCAACAGTAAACGTCGCGACGTTACCAACAACAGTCGCGAGAGTTGCATACTGCGTCTGCGCGCTGATACCGAGCAGATTTCCTAGATACATCTTCTGGCCGATATGCTTAACAGCAAAAGGCATCGGCGACAGTGTGACCGCCACGCTAGTGGTGCTTAGCACCGTAGCCGCTACCTGCGATGCTACGAGGTCTACAAACTCTACGGCGACCTCTTGGTTAACAATGCGCTGCGACAGCGTAAGACCCCAGACAGCCTTGAACCTACCAGTGAACGTGAATAGCTTACTTGGGTTAACCGGGTCGAGCAGGCGGACCAGCGTCTCGGAATTGGCGGCAGTCCCCGCCCCAACGACCAAAGAGCCAGAAGTCTGGCTACAAGTCATGCCAGAGCCAAGGCGCATTAGGATAGCCTCAATCCCGTCTACCCCGCTTGCGATGGCGTCTTCAAACCCAACCCTAACGTTAGTGACTGGAGAGGTGATGGGCAACGGTTCGGTGTTGGCGACCGTGACGGACTTTCCGTCTTTGCTAAACCACATTTATGCCACCGTCAGCTTGAGGCGGGCCTTACCGACGCGGTAGGTGGATGTGCCAGCTACAGTCGCGGTAATCTCAACGCTACCCGCAGCCACGCCAGTGACCACGCCAGAACCACTCACGGTAGCTACAGCAGCGTTGCTGGTGGCATACGTAGCCGCGCCAGCAGAGCCGCCTTTAGTCAAGGTAGTGGCCAGCGTTCCCGCAACGGCTACCGTGCCGGACGCGGCGGTCAGCGTTGCCACAGTCTTGCGCTTAGCGGCCTCTCCTGCGGCAACCGAAGCAGCGTCAAAGAACGCCTTAAGTTTTGCGGCATCTGGGTGGATGCCATTGGTGAACTTGTCCATAGTGACTTCGAGGGAAGAGATACGATTAGCCGCTACACGGCGCAGGTGCATCGAACGGCTACCGGGGCCGGGGCTGGGCAGGGCTGCTTCACGCATTATGTTATCTCCTGTATTTGGATAGCATGGACATACCCTGCGGGTTAGGTCCAGTAGTGCTATACCGATTTCTCTGCATGGGGTCGGCCATGCGCCGGGTCCACTCCTCTTTGCGGAGCGTCTCTAGTCTCTTCTTCTGGTCTACTGCAAGCATTTCCGCCCAATGACGGCAAGCCCCTTCGAGCGCGTCTACCCTGTCGTCGTGCATGAGCGCACCGCGTTCACGGGTAATCTTGCTAATCTGATGGAATAGCGAATAGACGGTCTGCTTAGATACTTCGTAGCGCGAAGACATTTCGGCGTCGTCGGCTACGATCTGCTCGTTTAAGATTAAGCTGCCCCGGCTGATAATCGGCTCCAAGGTTTCGATGATCCTAAGCTCTTTCTGCCCAGTCACGTAATCCTCTTCGACGCTGCCCTCCGGGTAGATCGACCGCAGAATTGGAAGCCACACCTGCGTAAATGCACCATAGCCCATATTCTTCTCTACCTTGACCACATTGACTTGCCAGTCTTTCGCGATGTTGGCAAGCCGGGTCATTTGCTCCACGCTATAGCCGCCCGGAAGTCCCCCGACAGCCAGCACATAGATGTTCCCGTTAAGGAAGCCAGTTACGGCGTAGCCTGTCTCGTCCCCATTAGCGCCACCGCCTGCGGGGTCCACATAAAGAACCCTACCTTGCAGCGCCTGCTGGTCTTCCGATAGGCCTCCTGGAGGGGCCATTTTATACGGAACGGTGTTAACCAGCACATCTTTAGTGCCTACACCTAGACCACGAGACACCGTAAGTGGGAACGTCTGCTGTGGGCTATACCTGCGCCCAAGCGGCATACAAATGATCTCGTCTAACTTGAGCGGATAGCGCCCTGCGTCAGACAGGGCAGTGCTAAGCATGTGCTGTAGCTGGAAATACGCCGACCCTTGGTCAGCCTCTTTAGCCTGTAGCACATCTTCCGTGATGTAGGTGGGGTCTGTCGGCTTTCCTTGGTCGCCGAGAAGGCCACCTCCGCCACACAAACTCGCGTCAGCCTCCATCCGGCGAACCAAGATAGGGGCTAACATACCGCCGTAATTCTTGCACTGCTCCAAGGTAGGGTAGCGACCCGGCCAGATGCGGACGGTAAATCCACGGCTGGGTAGGGTGTTGTAAATGCTCTCTATGCTCTGCGGCGTCCCTAGATACAGGATGCGCCCCGTTGAGCAGATCGACGAGAAGTCCCGTGTCAGGTCGAGCAACAGAGCGCGCATCAAAGCCGTGCGGCTGTTCTTAGCGCTTTCGATGTCGTCCGCGATAAGCAGATCGGCGCGCTTGCCCTGCAAGTTGCTTGTGATACCAACACACGCCACAGAGGGGGACTTGTCCACCCCCTTTAGCGTGTAGTGTATGTCAAAGGCTTCCACGGAAGTGCGATCACCGGCAGTCTTGTCCGGGCGCAGGCACTCCAACTCGTCCATACCTAGGATGATCCTGACGATCAGTGTGCTAATCTCGTTAGCCTGTGTCCCGCCAGCGGAAATAACTAGGACGCGGTAAGCGGGGGAGTGGATCAAACACCATACTGCAAAAATAGCAGCGATAGTAGTCTTAGCCTGCCCACGCTGGGCCTCCACCATGGATAGCGGAGGCCCATAAGCCATAAAGCTGCCAACGTCGAGTTGAATGTCGCTGGTCCTAAATCCCAAGAAATCCATGCAGTCTTGCAGGAAGTCCCCGAAGTTTCGGTATTCTTTCTGGAGGAAGTCCAGCTCCGCCCAGCGCCTTTCTTGGGCGTCAGCAGTTTCTTTAGCCATTACGCAGTCCTTTGTGCCGCCGCTGCCCGTGCCTCGTCGAAGTCAACGAGGGTCGGCCCACGCCGCGCGCGACGCTCTTGCATACGCTGTTCGAGAGCGCCTAGGGCGTTGTTCTCGGCAGGGATGCAGGTGATGTCGTTATCCTTGAGAAACTTGGTAGCTGCGGCGATGATCGCTGCGCTGGGTAGCAGCCGCTTGTCTGGGACAACTTCCTCCCCGTTGTCGTAGCCCGGCAGGATTTCCCCGTCAAGCGCCTCAAGGAGAACGTTAGCCACCTTGTCGTGTAGCTGGCCGAGTTTGTCTTCGTTAGCCGCCATCGGTCACTACCTTATACTTAGAGTAGATAAACCATGCGATCTGCAAGATCAGATACACTAGCGTCAGCACCACTACAAACTGGTCGAGTGGAACACCGAAGGCGATCAGACCGCTGATAGCAGTTGGAGGGGCCGTAGTGGCCACCTCGGATACTTTAAGGCTCATTATGTGTTAACCAATCCGCCAGTTGGAGCCATCGGACCACACCGGGACTTTGTTAGCCCCGCCGCCTACGGCTACCGAGTTAAAAGTGGTTGAGGTGGCGTCTGTAACAAACGCTCGGCAGTAGGCCACTGGGGCCGGAGGGCCAAGGGCTGCTACGGTGTAGTTAGCCAGCTTGATAAACGAGCCGGCGGTTAGAAGGCCGTTAACGCTAACAGGCGTTCCGCCACCTAGAACAACCTCGCCAGTTCCTGCTATACGGTTGAAGCGTAGATTGCCATTCGCACCTTCAATACTAACGCCCCACTCATTCCCCACGCCGTCAGCGATTTTGATGTGATTGTTGGAGCTGTTGCTTATGCGGAGGCTTTCCGTCCCTTTGGCCGTTCGGGCCGCCCGTGCGTTTGTGATGCTATCCGCGACCACTACGCTCATCAAATCTTCATCGCCCCGTTCGCCAAAACTGGTCCGCTGCGAGGTCCAGCGCGAACCCGTGCCTGCCGTCGGGATCGGCGTTCCATTGCCGCTGTCGTAAACAATGCTATTCCAAACGCCACCCGTGACGCCCGCCGTGTCGGTGCCCTCCTGAACAATGGCCCCGGTGCCCGATGCGTAAACAATGGCATTTGACGAAAAAGCCTGCGGCTTAGCTGCGGTCGGCCCCCGGCCATAGAATAGCCGCCCCGTGCCGCCAGCCCTAACGCCAACTACTGAAATATCGTTGTTGTCCGCACAAAGCCCGCGCAAAACATCGCCATCCCAATGCTGCGCATAAACCGATATACCATAAAGCGGACCACGGTTTAGCGACACATTGGCGTCTGTGTTGCTAGACCCGTCAAGCGTCAGGATATGGCTTGCCCGCTCGGCTACCGTGTCAATCTGCCGCGCTCGAAAGTTCATCCGGGAAAACTGCACATCGCACGCCTCGCCAAGGTCTGTCCCGGTAACGCCGCACTTGACACTGTAGACCGTGGTGCCGACAAATCCGGTGGCGTAAACGTCAACCTCGATCAGTGACACGCTGTCAATTTCCAGCGCACAGGTCGCCAGCCCGCCGCCGTTAAACTCGATACCGACCGCGCCCGCGCCGTTAAACTTGGAGGTATTGCCAACCGCCACGCCCTGTTCGGCGGCATACGGCGTTCGGATTTTCATAGCCGTGCCAGCAAAGGTCGGCTTGAAAATCGTGCGCGCGGTGGAAACACCGGCGTCATGAAACGTGGCCGCGCCTGCGCCTACCAAGCGCACCCGCGGATATTTAATATCAATTGTGGCGCTACACCGGATTGTGCCGGAAGGTAGGTGTATATCGCCGCCGCCCGCCGCAGCGACTGTCGCAATCAGGTCGTTTAGAGCCGCTGCGTTGTCAGTGCTGTTGTCGGCAATAATCCCGTAGGCTGCTGCATTAAAGGCAACAGCAGTCTTGGCAACTGCGGGCACCCAGCCAGAGGCCGCGTCTTCTGCTGATGCCGCAGCAGCCTCCGCCCGCGCCACACTAACCGCGATGCCATCTATTTCGGGCATACTGCCGAAACGGTCGCGCAATTCTGCGGCAAGCATGATAGGCTGCCTAGCGTTGTCGTCTAGTGTGGCCTCTGTTAGGAGTGCCCCGCTAGAAAACTCATGCACTGGCAAGTCGTATGGCGTGTTGCGCTCCCACCGGACTAGGTAGCCAGCAGGGGGGGCATGGCTAAGACTTACCTGCGAGTTAGACAGCCACGTAAAGGTATATCCCATAGCAGCGTCGCCACTAGGGGCATACACTACTAATTCTACATGGTCGCGGCTAAGGAACCCGCCTGCGAAGGACAGCTCATACTCTGTGCGGCTTCCGTCAGAAGCCCACTCATTGATGGACAGATAACCGCCCTCTGGTGCTGGCATAGTGAAAATCCTTTCTCGTATAGGGCTTGAAAATGGGAAGGCCCGAAGGCCTCCCTCATTCCCCCTCTTCTTTTGCTAGAACACTGGCAAACCCAGCCCCCACAAGGGGATTGCTTGCCCCCGGCAGTAGCTTCATCGCTTTCACGACCGTGCGGGCGCTGTGTGGGCTTTCGTTAGCCCCGACGACACGGCCACCAACTTTGGTTAACCCTGCCACAGCTTCAATGCTGCGGTTAGCATAACCAAGCGCCGGGATATAGGAACCCAAGTTAGGAACGCGCCCGTGTGCACCTAGGTCGTTCTTAAGCCAGTCGGGCGCGTCGCCATCGGCCTGCGCGTATAGGGTGGCCCCTATGTCTACCGCGTCAGGGAGTAGGCCAAGAACAGACGTGTAATTTAAGGTCGCCCTGCCGAGATCCGCAGGCGAGAGATGCTCGTCTAGGTATCGCTTGCGCTGGCTGTCGGACATAGCAGCAGTAGCGATGTGAACCCGTGCCAAGTGGATGGGTATGGCGAAAGACATGCTACCCACCATGATCCCCATTGCCATGGCTGCACCCTTCACGTTACCGTGCATGGCGACCTGCCTCCCGTATTGCTTCTCGATGCTGGTAATGCCGAATGTTCTGAACTGGGTCATTAACTTTAGCTGCTCGTTGTGCGCCCAAACACCCGTCTCGCCTATGAAGGTTTTCTGTATGATCTGGCCTGAGCCACGATCCACGACTTGCTGCAATTCTAGCATAGCCTGTGGAGGAAGCGCACTGTCGAGCAGGCTAAGGGCCGTAAGGTTGCCCTTGGCGTCGAACTTAGCAATGTCGTCTACGTGGGCGCGGAGAGTTGCCACTAGGTTATCTGATAGACCCATGTCACGCATAGCGGTAGAGTTGGCCCCGGCTTTAACGTAACTGAAAACCTTTAGGGTGATCTGCTTAGCCAAAGCGCGGCGTTGTGCTGTGTGTATCATGCGGAAGCCCGATGCGATAGCATTCAGGTTTACCCCGGCCCGCGAAATCTTTGAAAACAGCCCCAAGCTCTCTTGATCGTAGAGTTGGATGCCATTGTCTCGGATGTCGAACAGTTTGTTGCCAGCGAAATCCTCCACCCCCACGTGCCCAAAGAGCTTACCAAGATCGTCGAGAACTGGGTCGGTCTTGGTAGCCCCTGCGCGCAGCTTTCGTATCTGCCCCGCCATCGCAGGCAACGCGGCAATCCCACTAATCGCGCTGCGCACACCGAGTGACGCCATAGCGTTGGCGCTCTCGGCTAACTGCGCAAACCCCATACCACCCAGCATGGCTGCGCTGGTGATATTACGGGCATTCTGGAAAGCGTGATCCCACTGCCCACGCTCTTTCCACGGCTCGTTCATAAACTCCGCCATGATGCGCTCAAAAGCCTTGATCTCTTGTGGCTGCGCACCCTTGGCTACGGCAAGTCGGCGCATCATGCTTATAGTCGGCTTTCCATAAACGCCATACTGGGCGAGAGCTGACGTGCCAGCAGCGCGCTTGATGTAGCTACGATACAGAACGTCCATGTCCTTAACGAACAGATCACCGAGACGAAGACCGTCCCCGATGTCGGCAGTCAGGTCCATATTAAGCCTGCCTTTTGTAAAGGCTGCCCCGCCTCGGCTAAAGCGCTCCAATAGGGCGACCTTCTCCTCTGCGTCCAGCCCGCCCATAGCCTTTAGGGCATCCTTGAGTATCTGGGTTCCCTCTTCCGAGTGGAGGTTGGCGGGCACAAACGTAGTGCCCTGTGCGCGATCAGTAGCCTTCTGCAAGTAGTCTCTGGCTAAGGTCTGCGAGAACTTCTTATCAAAGTTCTTGGTGATCTGCTCACCATCCTTGCCCTTGTAGCTGTATTCGTTAAGCGTATTGAATTGCTTTGCCAACTCCCGTTCTACGCCTTGCCGCTGCTTAGAACTAAGCCCAAGCAGTTTGCGAGGATCGAGCTTACGGGTTACATAGCCACGGGAGGATGTAGGCAGGCGCTCGTGGCCTAGCACTTGTGCAGCCTTCTGAATTACAGCCGCGCGGGCGTGGCCTTGCTCATAGGCATCAGCAGCCAGCTTAACCGCCACATCATCAGTGTGGTTGGCCACATCCCGGCTTCCGCGCTCGATGATTTCGTTGTATACTTCCTCGTCGAATTGCTCTCTAGCTTTAGGATCAATTGCAGCTTTGAGCTTGCCGATGCCTCTAGCTTGCCGCCACATGGCAAAGCCTTGGTCGGAATGGACGAGCGCTCCCGCGAGTTCCCGCTCAATCATGGTTGCCGTAATAGCAGCGCTGGCTTTACGCCCGCCTGCGCCTGTAGTGGATTCGGCTAGGACAATAGCCACACCCTGCAACACACTGTTGCCAGAGCGCAGCAGCGTGAGCGCGTCGCTCTCCCCGTTTACCGCTTTTAGTAGCTTGCCCTCCAAGCCTTTACTTAAATCCCCGGCCCCAGCTACCATGCTATCGGAGCGCTCTGCGATTTCTACTGCCAGCGCCTGCTCGGCCTTATCGGCCCAGCCAGCAACTCCGTGCTTCTCGGCCAAGGCGTTGTTAGCCGCTGCTTTCTTTGCCTTGCTTCCTTGTGTAGCTGCGACCGCCGCTTCGGGCGAAGCCGGTAGGAAGCGGTCAGTATCGGGACGCGGGGCATACACCTGCTTTATGAGGTCATTGTGCCCTTTTACGAGTTGCTGTGACACATGAGCATCTATAGCTGCCTGATCCGCAGCATCCCCCAAATCGCGTATAGCATTGTCTTTAAGAGTAGCCACGGACTTGTTAACTGCGCGGGTATACTGGAACTCGGCTACTTTATCACCCGCCTCTTTACCCATGCGCGACAGGCCATGAAGGGCTACCCCCATCCCAGCGCCAATAGCACCGGCTGACAGGTAGTCCGTGACACTCATGTTCTCGCCGCCGTAGTCAGCCACACCTGTAAATGCAAGGTTTACCGCAGCGCCTTCGGCAGCCCGCCCACCAATGCCTACTTTAACAGCGGCGTTACCCGCTGTCAGTGCCCGGCCCATCTGGAAGACCTTGCCGACGCCGTAGGTGCCGACCCACCCCATTGGGTCGGCAAAAGCAGCAGCGAAGTTAGCCACGCCCCCGGCGCTGGCGGCAAGCTCGTTACGCCTACGTGCTTCGAGCATCTTGTTCTTAGCTGCGCCATAGGCCGCCTCTGACCGCATAGCGCCCTCACTGGTCAGCTCCTTCCATTCATCCCAGCTTTGTGCGTCTTTTGTGTATTCGTCGATGTTAGCCTGAAACTTCCGGGCAAAGGCGGGGTCCGCCTTAAACTCGTCGTTATCCAAACCCCGCCATAGCTGGTGGCTTAGCCAGTTCTTGCTAATTACCGCGCCCGCAACTTCCGTGAGGCTGTGCCGGCTGGCCGCTGCCTTAGCCTCGCCTGCTGCCACATCCTGCGCGGAGGCCTGTGCCACACCCACTGCGGCCTCCGGCGTCAGACTGCCGCGTTGCGCCACGGCGTCCCACAGAGGGCTGTGTGCTGTGACCTGCTGGGCGATTTCTGCCTCGGACTTGGCCCGTGCCTTAGCGGGCCTACCCGCCCGAATGTCTGCTGGGCTAGACGCCAGCAAGTCCTCTGTGGAGGGGGCAACAAACGTGCTACCCTTCCACACGGCGGGCGCGGCAGCGTCTGGGGCGTCCCCAAAAACACGGGCCACGTAGGCGTGGGTGACTGGCCCCCAGTTCTTAGGGTTAGTGCCCCCGATATACTCGCGGACAGCCTTACGTGCCTCGCCGCCATTACGGTCAAGGCTCTCGCGCAGCAGGATAGCCGCTGTCTCCGCAGCGGCCTCCGGGCCAGAGTAGGCGTTCACACCCTTGCGCGCAATCACGGCGTCACGAGTAGCCGCCGTGATTTGATACACAGACTTTGCGCCCGCCTCGCTAACTTGGTTAGCATTGCTCCGTTCGCCGCGAGTTCGGATGCCTCCTAAGGCACCGGCCCACAGGCCATACTTCTGCTCTAGCCCCGCCTCAATAGGACGGTAGAACGTGTCGTCTTTGTAGCTCATTCCGGGCGTGTCCGCCATAACTGTGTCTCCTACTTGGTTCTATCGGACTGGCCTGTAGCCCCCGGTCCAGTTCCCCGTTGGTCCAAAACTGCGAGTGGCGGGGTTTTGCTGCCCCAGTGTGACCTCCCTACGCTTAATCTTGTCGGCCTCGGCCTTAAACTCCGACGTAGCGATTAGCACCTGCTTAGAGTAGTCTGGCCCATCGTCACCGACGGGTATAACCAGCAGGCCGTCTCCGGCAGCACTGCGCATTCGGTGGATTTGGAACTCATTATCAGTGTCCCCGATGCTGCCTTTCCAGCCAACCTTGGCCAGCCGCGACGCGACCAGTCCTGTAACTACTTCGTCCGCCTTATCCTTGGGTAGGCGCATCACTTGATGAAGTGGCTCGCTACGGTCTGGCTGACGCCATGCCAGCGCCCCAGCAGTCTCGACGCTATTGTTGGCGGCTAGGGTATTGTATACCGCCCCAGCCTGTGAGCCTGTAGAAAGGTCAGCCAGCATAGCCTTACCATCGGCAGCTAACTGGTTGGCCATGGCATTGGCCCACGCCTGCTTCCCGGACACGTTAAGTCCGCTGGCCCGACCGCTCACGTATTTAAGCGCAGCTTTCTGGGCCACGCTGGCCTCTCGCCCGGACACGACATACTGCGTGTCGTCAAATGCAGCTACCATGGCGGCCTGCTTAGACATACCGGAGTTGCCTGTTAGCCTGCGGTAGTTCAGCATCATTGGGTATAGGTTGCCGAAGTATTCCTTGGCCAGCGCTGGATTAGTGGCATACATGCCCTCGAACTTTCCGACAACTGGCTCAAATGCCTTACTGTCGCCGCTAAGCCCGGCGCTCTGTATCGTGCCCTTTATAGCCTCTTTGACCTGCGCCGATGCACCCCAGCCTTTACTAAAGGCCCGACTAAGTGACGGCCAGTCTGATCGGCTGTAAGCGTCGGCCAGAACGGCTTCCTTATGCTCACTGTCAACATTGTTGATGTTACCCGAAACTAGCGGGTCTGCTGATGCCAGTGCGCGCTGGGCGGTTAAGGTCTTGACGCGCTCCTTAGTCTCGTCCTCCTTACGGCGCAGGTTGGCGGTGTATTCGGATAGCGCCCGCGCCTCGGCAAAGTTGCGCTCTTTCTCTAGTGCGGCCACCTTATCCCTGATTAGGCGCTCACTCGCCCTCGTCACGCTATCGGTCCCAAAGTGGTCTGCATCGAAGCCGGTGGCATTGCGGAGCATGTTGTTTATATTCTGTTGGGCCGCCACTACCTCGGATGTATCATGGTAGTCCCCATTATACAGCGCAAGCTCGTGCCGTTCTAGCGCCTCAACTAGCGCCCGCTTACTTGGGTCTGTAGACAGCGCGCTCTCATTCAAAGCCTCGTTATACGCGACAGGCGCGCGCAGTTTAATCTTGTCGTTAAGCTTGGCCTGCTCGTCCTCGGTGAGTATTGTAGCCAAAGCGCCGCTCCGCAAAGCCGCCGTAACAGCAAAGCCCTGCTTCTGCTCTGCGGCTGCCATAACCGCCCCGACTAGCATCTTCTTGCGACTTTCGGAAGTCTGCCCTTCAACCGGGGTGTTTAGCGTAGTGACCCAATTATTTAGGGCGTTCTGGAAGCCTACCTGTGCCTCTGGATTTGCTTGGGGCTGGGCCGCGAAAGAGGCCGCTACCGCGTTGAACGCCTCCGCTCCGGCTACTAGGCTTGACTGGCCACGCTGGACGCCCTGCTGCTGCCTTAGCGCAAAGCCAGCTTTAGCAGTTGACTGCACTAGACCCGGCATAGCCTGCATGATCGCGGGGAAGATCACCTTGTCCGCCGGGGCGATACCCGTTAGGCTGGCCTTGAGCCGCGAAGAGTATTCTGTGCTAAGCTGTTCAGGCGATAGCTGGATTAGGTCTGGCTGGTCTTCCATCCACTTGCGCTGGAACTGTGCCACACGCTCCTGCGAGGCATACGCTGCCGCCCCGTCCTGTGCATAGCTGCCAAATATCTTGGTAATCGGGCTTTTGTCGTCATACAATTCACCAATAGCCATAGCGGCCATCTGCTTGGTCGCACCTTGGACATATTGATCTAGCGCCTGTGCCTCTGCTGCGGGCTTGAGCAAGCCGTCCAAAAAGCTGCCCATCTGCGAGGCCGGGTTAAACGTGCTTCCGCCGTCTACCCCGCCTCTAACCGCACCCCCTACCAATCCGCTGCGCCCAGTTGCCCCCCTCTCGGAAGAGTGGGCCTCGTAGGGGGCAGGCCCAGTAAACGTAAAAGTTTCTTGTGGCAATGCCTGCCCTCCCAGTTATAGTTTGTAGAAGTTGCTCATATTGAACTGCCCAGACTGTAGGCTGCTGCCTACTGCTT